AAACCGCAGGTTGATGAGCTAAGGCCTCGACATTCATTAAAAAAATATCTAATCCTTCAAAGGAATTAGACAATTTATCTAAACTTTGTTGGTCTTCTTTTTTTCTAGAACTCGGTGCCACCCAGGTGGTCACTCTAGTTTCAATATGATCAGGTAGATGTGCGGGTATTTCTAATCTTTCCCAATTACGATATACACCTTTTGGTGCAATGATAACTGCTGCATTAATCTCACCTGCATCATAAAGCATGGCAATATTATCAATCAATACTTTTGATTTGCCTGTCCCCATTTCCATGAAGTAGGCAAAATTTGTTTTTTCCCAACTACAACCCAATGCTTGTAATTGATGATTAAACGGTTTCGTTTTAAAATTCGGATACATAACTAATAAAAACTTTCTAAGTTCTTTGTATAGGATAACTTATATTGCTGTCAAGTCTTTTTTACTACAAAATGTGGTTAAGTATAATTTATCGGCTTTCATCATATTGTAGGTTCGTTCTGCATCTATGGCACATTCTTGTAAAGTGTCATAAACAGTAGGCATTATTTCTTGAACACAGGTGTTTTCTAAGGATGTAAAAGGATCGTTTATGCACAACCAAAGCAACATGAAATATTTCATGCTTGAAATCTTATAGGAAATAATCTATGTATCATAGTTATATAATTATAGAATGTTGTCACACTTAGATTTATTTAGTGGTATTGGCGGTTTTAGTTTAGGATTAGAATCTGCGGGCGTAGCAAAGACAGTTGCTTTTTGTGATTTCGATGACTATTGCCAACAAGTTTTAAAAAAGAATTTTCCAACTGTACCAATTTATAATGATGTGAAGGAGTTAAATTATGAAAGACTTAAAGCAGATGGAATTAATACCATTGATATCATCACAGGAGGATATCCTTGCCAACCTTTCTCCGTCGCAGGTAGAAAAAAAGGTGAGCAAGATCCGAGACACGTCTGGCCAGAAATGTTTAGACTTATCCAGGAACTCAGGCCAACTTGGGTTATTGGAGAAAATGTTGGTGGACACATTAAACTCGGTCTCGACACCGTGCTCGAGAACTTGGAGAGTGAAGGTTACTCCGCAAGGACGTTTAGTATTTCAGCTTCTAGCATCGGCGCCAACCACAAAAGAGAAAGGGTCTGGATTATGGCCAACTCCGAACGCTTGGGACGGACAGAGGGGACCCAGGAGTCAAAAGAATTTGAGGGAAAAGAATCATCAGATCAATCTGATAAGCGCAGTGAAAGACTCACAGAGTCACGAGCCCGTAAAGATGTGGCCAACTCCGACGTTAGCTCATGCAGCTCGAGGGAATCACGACGAGCCGCTAGAGGAGTATCAAGCGAGAGTGAAAGATTATTACGACAAGAAAGCAAAGGGAAAACCAGGCAAGAGTCTAGGGATAGCAGTTCGCATGTGGCCGACACCGAGAGCATCAAATCCTGGGAGCAGACCGAATGGGAGGGGAGGAAAAATTCTTCAGGAGGAAGTTCAAATAGCAGAGGGCATTCGCAAAAGAGGACAAAAGATGTGGCCGACTCCAACAGCGAGGGACCACAAGGACACGGGACCGAACCTGAACTACGAAAAAATTTCCAAGAAGGGCAGACTAGCGGGCAGGGTAATGTGGCCGACACCGAGAGCAGCGATTGGAATGGGTATGAGACTGACGGAGAACATGGCGAAACTGAGACACAAGAAATATTTGGAGACGGAAGTAGCGTATCAAGAATCGGCTCCTGGTGGGAGTTTGAACCCGACGTGGGTCGAGTGGCTCATGGGGTACCCAAGCGGGTGGACAGACTTAAATGTTTAGGCAACTCAGTTGTTCCTCAGATACCTTATGTGCTAGGTTTAACAATAAAAAAAATTTTAGAAAATGAATAAAGTATATGTAACTACGAATACGAAACTGCCTACAGGAGGTTATCGAGATATATCTGACTGTGAGAGATTTGGAACTCCCTACATTATGTTTGAAAATCCAAGGCAAGTTCAAGTAAATTCATCAAGATTTGTATTTTCTGTTGAGAAAAAATTAAAAGATTTTACCTCAAGTGATTACTTATTATTGATGGGAGATCCTGTGTTAATTGGTATAGTTTGTGCAGTCGCAGGAAAAATTACAAATAATAATTTTAAAGTGTTGAAATGGGATAGAGAAAGTGCTATATATATTCCTATAACAATAGAATTAAAATAGGAGAATAAAATGGGTCTATTAGATAAAGCGTTAGAGCAATCTAAAATAAATTCTTTAGATAGCTCACAAGTCTCTGATATTGGTGAAGCCTGCACCGAACTAGACAATGTTCGTAAGGCTAAAGCTGATAAAGCTACAGAGATAAAAAAGTTAGAGGAGAGAGAGTTTCAATTAGAAAATGAAATTATTCCCTCTATGATAGAAGAGGCAGGAGTTAAATCTTTAACCCTGACAGACGGAAGTAAAGTTTCTATCAAAGATCAACTACGTGCAAACATCACAATGGAAAACGAAGATTATTGTTTTACCAGATTAAAAGAAATGGGACTAGATGATGTGATTAAGAACGAGGTAAAGTTGACCTTTGGTCGTGGACAAGATTCTGATGCAAGCAATCTTATAACTGAGTTACAAGACCGTGGTCTGTATCCTAGTAATAAAAAAGGTGTTGCATGGAATACACTCTCCAAACTAGTAGAGGAACAGATTGCCAAGGGTTCGATGACATCTGTTGATCAAGAAAAGTTTGGAGTTTACACTTTTAAAAAAGTGAAGATCGAACGAAAAAAATAACAATAGGAAAATAAAAAATGACAAATGCAAAAGCAAATGGTGCAGTCACCACAAAGGCTGAAAAACTACCTGCAATGAACATGGAAAACCTTGAGAAGTTTGCAGGTACAGGTCTCGATACCATCACCACTGATGATATCGCAACGCCAAGATTAAAAGTCTTGGCACAAATGTCTCCAGAGTTAGAAGAAATTGAAGGTGCAAAAGCCGGAATGATTTTAAATTCTGTGAGTAAAAAAGTGTACCCTGGACAAGAAGGGATCAAAGTTGTTGTCTGTGGGTATGAAAAAGTGTGGTTGGAATGGCAAGACAGAGGTAAAGGTTCCTCTGCCCCTGTCAATATCTTTTCAGCAAAAGATAAACCGACCAACGCAGTACGTGGAGATGACGGTAAATTCCGTCTTGAGAGCGGAAACTACCTAGAGGAATGTGCAAACTTTTATGTGCTTCTTTTAAATGGTGGTGTGGCTCCAGAGCCTGCAATCATATCAATGAAAGCAACACAATTAAAAGCTGCGAGAAGTTGGGCTTATAGTTTAAAGAATGAATTCATTCAAAACCCACAAAGCAAAAAACTTTTCTTGGCTCCTAGTTGGTATCGTATTTACGAACTAACTACTACCAAACAATCTAATGATAAAGGTTCTTGGTATGGTTGGGTTGTCAACAAAGGTGAGTTCTTAAACAAGGAAGACACTTTTGATATGGCTGCAAATTTCAATGAGTCTGTCAGAAAAGGTATTGTTAAACCTAAGTATGATGACGAAGTTGAAACTTCAAACGCATCTGGTGACATTCCGTTTTAATGGAACCAAGGGTCTCTAAATTTAAAGAGATCTTTCTAGGGTTGGAGCGTGCTTATGGTACGTTCCAACCTGGTGAGAGTTTTCGAGAAGATAATAAAGCAGAGGGTAAATCTTTTATCCATAAGCAACAAATCGAGGACACTCTATGGGAGGATCATCTCAAAGGTGCATGGCCTAGTCTAGGTATCTTTCCAATAAACGACGAAGACAAATGTCGTTGGGGGTGCATCGACATAGATCAATATCCTCTTGATCATTTAAGTATCGTTACCAAACTTAAAGAAAAAAATTTACCATTCGTTGTCACCAAATCTAAAAGTGGTGGCGCACATCTTTTTTTATTTTTTAAAGATTATGTTCCCGCAGGAGCAGTGCAGAAAAAGATTAAAGAGTTAGCGTCTTTGATGGGGCTAGGACATTGTGAAGTTTTTCCAAAGCAAGACAAACTAATTAGAGAGGGTATCAATACAAAGGATTGGGAAGTGGGTAGCTTTCTTAATCTACCTTATCATAATGGTTATGATTATTCTGATAGGCACGCTTTTAATGATAAGGGCAATGCATTGTCCTTAGATGAATTTTTATTAGAGGTAGATAAAAAGTCTATTACCTTAGATCAACTAAAAAAGTTATCTTTAACAAACGAATCATCAGAGTTTAAAGATGCACCGTTTTGTATTGAAGCATATTTGACAGAGAATAAACAAGTTCAACAGGGCAGTAGAGATAGTTTTTTATTTCAATACGCTATCTTTGCTAAGAAAAAATATGGAGAAAACTATGAAGAAGAGGTTCATAAGTTTCATCATAAATACTTTGCAGACCCTTTATCTCCTAAACAATTAGAAAAAATAATTAAGCAAGCAGATAAAAAAGAATGGGGCTACAAGTGTAAAGATCAACCCATGTGTTCTTATTGTAATAAATCAAAATGTAGAATTAGAAAGTATGGAGTAGGAGATAGTAATGTTATTACCGATATCGGAAATGTTGTTCAGCATGGTGATGATGCTGATACTATTTATCATGTCACATTAAATGATGAGCATAGATTAGTTCTAAATGTAGAAGAGCTATACGATCAACATAAATTCAGAAAGAAGTGTTTAACTAAAATTGCATCAATGCCTTCAATGATGAATCGTGATGATTGGGATGCTTTTGTTTTAAGCATTGTTTCAAAAGCCATAAAGGTGGCTCCCGATTTTGAAGTTACACCAGAGGGGCAGTTTAAAACTATTCTTAACAGATATATTTCTAATCAAGCAAACGCAGTGGATATAGAAGAGATTCTCAATGGTCAGTGTTTCGTGGACGAGGAGGACAATAAAGTTTATTTTAGGTTAGATCAACTTCAAGAGTTTATGAAGAACAGAAGGTACGCTCAACTGACAGGTATTCAATTAGGTATCTATCTAAGAGAGTTGGGCGGAGATAGCACCAAAAGAAAATTAGGAAATAAAAAAGGTCAATTGGTTTGGTGGGTCCCTAATGATAAGTTTAACACTAAGGTAGAATTACCGCCTGAAGAAGAAATAAAAGAGGAGACCATACCATTTTAAAAAATGTTTGTAAGATTATAGGTCCCCCAGGTACAGGTAAAACAACAACACTATTACGTATTGTTGAAGAGCAGTTGTCCGAGGGCCGTGAGCCAGATAGGATTGGCTATTTTTCTTTTACAAGGAAAGCAACACAAGAGGCAATAGATAGAGCGTGTGCAAAATTTAAACTTCCTCGTAAAGAATTAAAATGGTTTAGAACTTTACATAGTTTAGCCTATCAATGGATGGGCTGCACTAATACAGACATCATACAAAAGCAAGACTTCAAAGATTTCTACAGGGAATATGGAATAGATATATCTCAGTCTATCAAGGCAGAGGAGAATGTAGTGGGAGAAGAAGAGTCTGGGCTACACTTAATAGATTTATATAGGGTAAAAAATACTTCTTTAGAGGAGGAGTTCAGAAAGTTCGGACATGTCAAAGGAGGCCTTGCTCGACTACAAAAGATAGACAAAAACTATCGTTTGTTTAAAAAAAATAGAACCATTAAAGATTACACAGATTTAATTACAGAGTTTAATAAAATACAAATGTCTCCAAAACTAGACATTGTCATAGTGGATGAAGTTCAAGATTTAAAACCAAATGAGTGGCAAATGGTTCAGATTATGATGAAACAAGCCAAAGCTATTTATCTAGCAGGAGATGACGATCAAGCCATTTATTCTTGGAGTGGTGCTGATGTTTCGAAGTTAATTGACCTAGACTGTCATTTGCAAGTGTTAAATCAATCATATAGAATACCTAAAACAATTTATTTAAAATCAAATACATTAGTGTCTAGAATTAAAAAAAGAATTAGTAAAGATTGGCAACCTAGATCGGATAAAGGTCAGGTTAAAAATACAAATTTTGAAAGTATAGATTTAAGAAAAGGTCAGTGGTTAATTTTAGGAAGGACAAATTACTATATTAATAACATTGCAGAAGAGTTAAAAAATAAAGGTTTTTTATTTGAAAAAAATAATTATCTCTCCATAGCCTCTGACGTTGTGGTGGCATATCGTGGTTGGATAGCATTACAAAAAGCACAACAACTTTCATATCAAAGTGTGAAGACAATGTATCAATACATTTCTTTAGGATCAGAGGGAGTGTCCCGTGGTAAAAAAGGTTTACCTGGAGCAGATCAACAGGGTAATTTTTCTTATGAAACATTATCAAAAGAGTGGGGACTAAATATTTCTTTGAGCACACCCTGGGAGGTAGCTTTAAGTAGAATAAAAGAATACGACAGAATATATATTAAACAGATACTAAATAGCGGGCATGATTTAGATGAAAAAGTTAATATAAAATTATCTACGATTCATGGTGCAAAAGGCGGAGAGAGTCAGAATGTTGTAGTATTTTCTGATATCTCCAAAAGAATTAATGATAACATGTGGGCGAACAGAGATGACGAAAGAAGAGTTTTTTACGTTGCAATGACTAGAGCAAAACAAAATTTATATATTGTCCCCTCAACTTCTCCTTATGAATATGAGGAGATACTTAGATGATATTTGAACAACAAATGGATTTGTTAAAAAAAGAAAACAAACCAGAATGGACAAGACCTAACTTCCCTGACATTACAAATATTGAGCAAGTAGCAATAGATTTAGAAACGTATGATCCAGAGATTAAAACTCTTGGCGGTGGGTGGGCCACAAACAAAGGATTTGTTGTTGGTGTCGCTATTTCTTTTGATGGTTTTGATGGATATTTTCCTGTGCGCCACGAAAGAGGTGGTAATTTTTCTGAAGAGGATGTTAAGAAGTGGCTAAAAAAATTATTTAAACAAGATCCAATTATTATTTGCCATAACGCAGTTTATGATTTGGGTTGGCTTAGGCGTTGGGGTGTTGAGTGTGATGTTACAAAAATATATGACACACTTATTGCAGCACCTTTAGTTGATGAAAATAGATTTAGTTATAGTTTAAATAATTTATCCAAAGACTATTTAGGAGAGAGAAAGCAAGGAAATATTTTAGAAGACTTTGGTAAAGAGCATGGCTTCAAAGCAATAGAGAATATGCATCTCGTCCCCGTGGAATATGCAGGGATTTACGCAGAACAAGATACTAAACTGACATTAAAACTTTGGGAGTTTCTAAGAGTTGAAATACAAAAACAAGGACTCACTGATATATTTAATTTAGAAACTGAACTACTTAGATTATTGTTAGAGATGAGATGGAAAGGAGTTCGTGTTGATTTAGAGAGAGCAGAAAAGACAAAGAAATTTTTTAAAACAGAAGAGGAAAAAATTTATTCTAATATTAAAAAAGAAACATCAATAGATATTGGTAGCTCAGATATTTATGCAGCAGCGTCTTTGCAAAAAATATTTGATAAACTTGGAGAGAAATACGAACTCACAGAAAAAAATAAACAAGCTAAGATTAGTAATACTTTGATGAAAGAAAGTGACAATCCTTTGATTCAATCAATATCTGTTGCTAGAGAATATAACAAAGCTCACACAACATTTATTGATTCGATATTAAAACATAATGTTGATGGTAGGATTCACGCTGAGATTAATCAACTCAAGGGGGAGTTCGGAGGCACAGTCAGTGGGCGGTTGTCCATGAATAATCCAAACTTACAACAGGTCCCTTCTCGCAATGAAATCATAGGCCCTAAGATACGATCTTTGTTTTTACCTGAAAAGGGGGAAAAGTGGGCATCTTTAGATTATTCTCAACAAGAGCCTAGATTGCTCGTACATTATGCCAAAAAACACGATTTAGAGGGCGCTGAGACCCTAATTAGGTTCTTCCATGAAGGAAAGGACTTCCATCAAGTAACCGCTGATATGGCTCAAATATCAAGGAAAGAAGCTAAAACGATAGGTCTAGGGCTTATGTATGGTATGGGAATTGCAAAACTAGCAGATTCACTAGATATTAGCCAAGAGCAAGCCAAGGCTTTGAAGAAAAAATACAATGATAATGTTCATTTTTTAAACAATATAATTATTAAGGCCACTCGATACACAGAACAGAATGGCTACATCAACACCCTGCTCGGCAGAAGATGTCGATTTGATCTTTGGGAAAACAAAGACTTTCACGACAAAAGAATGATGAATCATGAAAACGCCAAGAAAACTTGGGCGTGGAATGAAATGAAAAGAGCGGGTACCTATCGTGCATTGAATAGGTTAATACAAGGTTCAGCAGCAGATCAAACCAAGAAAGCCATGGTGGATCTGTGGAAAAATGTAGGAATAGTTCCTATGATTCAAATACATGACGAACTCAATGTCTCAATAGCCAATGAGACCCAGGTAAAAGAGATTAAAGAGATAATGGAGTCTGCTGTTGAACTACATGTGCCCGTTAAGTGCGAGGCTAAAATCGGTAAAAACTGGGGAGAAATAAAATGAGAATATCTTACGACAACGGTAAATTAAATTTATCTTTAACTAACGAAGAAGTAGATCATATTAGTAGCAATAAAGGTAGAGCTGTACCAATGGACATTAGTTGGTTAAAAGTTCTACACGAAGACATATCTAAATGTGTCCTAGCTCATTGGTCAAGAGTTGAGGTATGGGATGCATTAGAGTCACATCAGAAAACTGTTAATAGCATATCTAAAAGTAAAAAATAAGCGTATGTTCTCTATCGAATAGGAGAACATTATGATTGAATTACTTAAAAAATTAACAAACTTTATAACACTTGAGCATGACTCAGATAAGGCATTAAAAGAATTTTTAAAAGCCGAATATAAAAAAGATTGGCAAGCTGCTTATGTTTGGTATCTTGAAGAGGGAACTTTACCTAATTTCCCTAGAAGATCTATTTAGTTTCTGTGGTGTAGCGTTTGCCATTCCAAGTGAATTGTTTTGCACCTTTCTTTTTAAAGTGCCTAAACGCTTCCCCAAAAGAAACACCGCCTTTTGATTTACCAACATTATAGTTTTTAGTATCTGCTCTCTTTTTAATATTTGAACCAGGAGACGCTTTTGTTGGTCTATTTTTTTTAGTAAAGTCAGCAAGATTTTTTTCTTTCATTTTTTTAAATTTAGATGCTGCTTCTTTTCTTTCACCTCTTGTGATTTCTCTTAATCTAGAGGTTTTACCCACTATGTCTGAGTCCTTTTCTACTTTTTTAGGGACTCTAAACTGTCTATGTTTTGGTAGTTTTGGCATGATTTACTCCTTATGTATTAGCCACTATATCGGCTAGTGATTCACAACGCTTTGGTGTCTGTGTGTGCCACCTAGAATCTTTCATTTCTTCAGCGGCTTTTTTCCAATCTTTGACACGCATCGCTTTCCACATTTTTTTAAATTTAGATACGCCTGTGGTGCCTAATTGAAAAACCATTTCTAGTATGACCTCGCTCACATTCTGTGGCAAGTCATGACCAATATTATCTTCTATTAACATATCAGCTCCTGCCGCTGCTCTGTTTAAATCCATTTCAAATATTTCCATGATTTCATCCATAGGTATTTCTACTCCTTCGGCAAATCTTTCCATTTCATGTGGTTGCACGAGGTGGCCGATACCCACAGTTTTTTTGCCCAATGTGTCGAGATAAACGGATGTCCTCAGGCCCTCATGGTCCTGTACCCGTGCCTTCAATGCGTCTGTAATTTTAATCATAATTATATATCTCCTTTATTGTCGTAAATTAATTCCGAATATATCTTCGGTTTCCGAGGGAGTCATTACTCCACTGTTAAACATTGTATTATTATTCTGCATATTTTGATTTATTAAATTTTGCATTCTGTCTTCAGGGCTTACATAGTCTGTCACAATTTCAAATTGTGGTTGGTTCATTTGATTAGATGTTTGATTAAAAAAAGGTTCACTAAAAATTTCATTTGCTTTTTGTTCTTGTTCTATAAATTGTTCATCAGTAATAGGTTTGGCTTTTCCATCTTTAATTTGAATATTATTTGTTGTTATAGCAGGAAGACCTGCGCCTGCTTGATACCCACTTCCAGGCATTCTTACAAATCTATTGTCGAATACTGTTGGTGAGGTTGTAATTCCTGTGGCAGGTGTTCTTCTAAAAGAGTCATCTTGATCGACAACAGTCGTTACTCTATCCATATTTTCTTTTATTAAGTTTGCTTTATCCAACTCACTCATTTGAAATGCTTCTATGTCTTTAATTCCTTGCACTCTCGGATGAGAGGACATTCGAGAATATTTGTTTGGATTTTTTATTACTTCTTGTTCGACATCAGTTAAATTATTAAAACCTTGTACTAATGCATTTTTTGCTTTTGTAGCGTTGTCAGTAAATTTATTGTATAAATCTTTTACAACTCCAATGATTCCAATGTTTCCAGACTGAAACTTATCTCCTATACCCTTTGCTATACTACCAAGTCCAAAACCAATATCGCTTCCTATTTCTGCAAATGTAGGACCGTATAAATTAGCTAATCTTCCAGCCTCTTCTGAAAGACTACGAGGAGCATCATCTGTCATTTGTAAAAGATTAGAAGACCCTTTAACAGGTTTTGTATATAAATTTTTAAATCGCTGAAGCTCATCAGCTTGTTTCATTCTTCTTAAAGCTCTATCATCAGAAACATCAGGGCGATCAGAAAAAAACTCGCTACGCCCACGAGCAATGTCTAACTCTCTTTCAATTTGATCTATAGTTTTTTTAGGTGGGCGAGAGGTAACTCTTTTTACTCTGCTCTCTGCTAATCCTGGTGGTCCGTTTGCCATTAGATAGTTCCTTGTCTTTCCGCTATTGCTTCATTTGTATCCATGTCAGTTATAATAGCTTTCTTTGTTGTTTTATCAATGTTTGATGTAGGCATTTTCTGTTGTCCGGTGACAATGGTTCCTGTGTTAGTGTTGGGGGATGGTAATATTCCACTAAAGTCAAGTTCACTAGGTTGTGGTTCTTGATCGAATAATGATTGAGGAAGATCTAATTCTATGTCTAAATTTTCATTTATACCTACACCTGCGTTCTTTCGTATAAATTCAGTTATATATGGAAGAGCATCTATTATTGTGGGATCAACTTTTCTTCCTAAGTTTTCTTCTAATTTCATGTAGTTTTGAATAAACTTTTCTATCGTTCCTCTAGTAGGGACCTGAGGTATATATTTACCTGATTCCAAAAAGCCTCGATCTGTCTTTGTTATTCTTTCATATTGTGCTGCCAACTCCGCTTTATTTATATTTAAAGTTTTTAAAGCCTCAACATCTTGATAAAAGTTTTTATAAATTTCAAATCTTCTAAGTTCTGATCCTATGTATTGTTCTATTATTTCTCCTGCGGTTACCTCCCCTCCTCGTAATACGTCAGTTGTAAAGGTTCTTTGAGCCTTACCTTTTAAATCTTTAAATTCAGTAAATATAAAAGGAGCCGCTCTGTCTGGGTCAGATTTTTGTTGTCTAAACCCAAATATACCATAAGCCTCATCTTTTAAATCAAATGTTCTTCCTCTTTTATCTGCTTTATTTCTTTTTGCTTGAGCTATTCTAGTTCCTGCTTTGTACGAACCAGGTATAAAAGGATCAAGAATGTGCATAGTTCCTTTAAAAAGTTTTTCACCGACAGGATCCTCTGGATTCCATACGGGCCTACCACTAGGATCTCTTCCTCTTCTTACAGTTAAGTCTATAAAAGCCTCCGCAAAAATAGATTCAGAAACAAAAGGTGCTGCTAGTTCCGCCATAGATTTTATACCTGAGTCAAATAAAGATTTGTTAATTGACTCTTCTGTGGCTTCTCCTTTTGCCACCTCATTAAACATAGTGGTGACAGGACGAATTAGTTGATCGTATGGAAAGATATAACTTAAATCAGCGTATTCTAGTTGTCCGTTTTTATCTCTGCCTGTTGCCATCAATAAACCATTCTCTGACCAAGAGGGAACAATACGACGAAGAGCAGTCATCTCATCCTCTGTTGCTTGATAAAGTTGATTGCCTAATTCAACTAATCCTGCGGGCACGACAGTAGCGGTGGTCAATGTACCTGCTAATCTTCTTAATCCTGTTCCTCTAAATCCTGCGGTTGTGGCCTCTCTTGCCCCTCTTTGAATCGTGTTGAATCCTGTTCTAATTATCTCAGCAGGGAAAGCAACAAATGTACCAAGAGGTAGCCTTCTTAAATTTTTAATAAACTGTCCTACATACTCGTAATTAGGTATTTGATTTTTAGTTATCTCTGCTGCCATGTTATCAATAAAAGTATCCGTTAGTTCGTTTTCAGGAACTGATTTAGATAGTCCTAAATCTCTATATGCATTTTGACCATCTCTCTTGTAAACATTTTTTCTAAATAAAGGATCATTAAGAATGTCGATAGTGCCATCTGCCTTTGGAGTTCCTATTCTTCTACCAATAAGTTTTTCCATATCTTTAACAAATTTAGGATCGTTTAATTTTTCGGGCTTAAAATCAATCCCCTGTAAATTTTTTCTAAAAGAACTTCTCTCTGCTTCGAAATTATAACCTTTCCAAACATTATCCTCCCACATATAGGCATCTCTAAATTTTTTACCCACTTTATTTACCATGGAGCCTATAGTTTTTCCTAAAAATCCTGAATAGTTTTTATTAGTTAAATCAGTCCCTGTTTCTCTAGCAAGTCTTGCAGTTTCAATTCCTGTAACACTAGTGCCTCTAACTCCTAATCTTGTTCTATCTATTTTTCTTTTAACTGCTGCCGCTGAAGTGGGGTTGGCTAAATCTAAAAAAGCCTCCTTAAATAATCTTCCCGTTTGCACAGGGTTTTGAAATAAAATATTACCATTCATCGTTGTAAACATAGCAGCAGATACGAAGTTACGCACATGTGTGAAAGGAGAGAAGATTGTTTTGGCTTGGTTAGAAAAACTTTTAGGATATAAAATCATGTACTTGTAAAGGTTGTTGTACCAATTATCTTGTAAAGCCAACCCTTGATCATTAAGAGATTCTGCCACTTCTTTAAATGTAAACTTACCGTCTAACGGAGTTTTTAAAGGACCACTAGTTTTAATTTCAACCAATCTTTTTTCAGGATCTATACCTAGTCTCTTTCCTATAGAAACTAGTTCACTTTTATCAAAAAATACTGTGTTTTGTCCTTTTGTATTTTTGTTGGCTCTTAATAAATTTTCAAAAGAATCATACTTGGCTATAAACTCTGCTTGTTTCGATAGCGTATTTGCTACATTAAAAAAAGGATCAGTTATCTCACCATACAACGCTCGTAGTTCGGGTGGGAGTTTTCTGCTCTTTAAAATATTTTCACTTAAATCTAATCCCTCTTTAGTTAATTCTTTGGCTAAATTTTTATCAACAGTTGCAACGCCCTCCACGTTTCGTCCTGCTTGATTGATGATATAATTAACAATATCAGAGGCCTGATCTCTAATATCATTCAAACTCTTAGGATTATTAGCAAGTTCTTCTGCTCTTTTTTTAACAAGCTCGTTGTATTGTTTGCTAGTTATTTTACCTGACTTTAAATCTCTCAATAATGCTACTTTTACCTTATCTGTATTTGCTAACTTTTTAGCTCTAACTTTTAATAATTTATTAACAAAGAAATTTTCTGCTTCTAGTATAGCATCCTCTCCAGGTTCATACTTTGACAAACCATTAGCCAATGCTCCACCAGGTTTGTTTTGAACCAACTGATATTGCTTTGTTAGATAAGAGCCATAGTTTGCTTGAGTTGCTTTTAATAATCTTTCTGCTTCTTTCTTTGATGCTATTGCATCTTCTTTTGCTTTAGTGCTTGCGGGTCCTGATAATACTGCATCTGCCTTGTCTATTCTTTTTTGAGCAAGCTCTGCTATTTTATCCGAAAACACATCTATTTGATTTCTAGCCACATATAAATCTTTATCTAATCTTTCCACTAAATCTTTTTTTATTTTATTATCTTTTAAAAACTTATTAAGCGCTGCATCTGCAGCCTTTTGTTTGTCTGTTTTTAATGTGTAAGCAAAAGTGTTAGATGCCTTATCAAAGTCTGATTTAGCCCCATAACTTTCTAACTTATCACCAATAAGTTTTTTTAATTGTTCATATTTGGGACCATTTAACCTTCTCAT